GCACGACAAGAAGGGCGGCGGGTGCTACTCGCCGCAGTCGATGAAGCGGCGGGGGCTGCACCAGGTGGACACGAAGTGGGGCCGAATCTGGCGCGGGCAGGCCCGCGAAGGTGGATGGAATGACGCTCGCTCTGCGTGACTCGACGGTGTGCCAGGTGTGCGGAATGACGCCTGTGCTACACCGCCACGTCCAACTTCCGCTCCTGCGTCACGGTGGATATGGTGCCGCCGAGGCCCACGAACTCGCCATCTGCGCCTGTTCGGCCTGTTCGGTGCGCCTGGCAGCCCGCCGCACGGTGCACCCCACCCGCTTCTAGCTCCCACGCTACGGGGTGCACAGGCCATTCCTTTCCCGTTCTGGTGTGGCCACAGCCGAGCGAGCCGTCCGGGCCTTACGGAGCCGCCTGGTGGCTCTAAGCCTTCTTGCGGGACGCCCGCTTGTCGCTGCGGGACTTGCGGTACTTGCCCGTTGAGGTGCGGCGGTGCGTCTTACGAGGCTTCGTCATCGGTGCCTCCCACCGGAGCAACGGCGCCCCTGGTGACGTAGGTGAGGAACGCCACGACGGGCACCGCCACCAGGTACGACCACAGCGGAAGCTCCCAGGTGGTAGCGGCCTGGTCGATGGCCACCAGCGACAGCCACGCCGCCGACAGGGCACCTACGAACACCACCGGCTCTGCATTTTCGGTCGAACAGCTTTCTCATCTAGGCCTCCCAGGGTTGCGCCGGTCGGTTAGACCGGCCTTCTCCAACGACAGCCGAAGCTCCCGCTCTTGCTCGTACAGGTTGCGCCACCGTTCCTCGGCCACTTCCGACCGGGCTGCGCGTTCCTCGGCTGCGGTGATGGCCCCGACGTAGGTGGCCTCCACCCGCTCGCTGGTTTTCAACGTCCACTTGACCAGCGCCATCCCGGCGCCCAGCAGAGCCACCCCCACCGCCCCCGCTGTCACGTCTTGAGCGTCGATGGCCACCACCGCCATGACCCACGCGCCCGCCGTCATCATCATTGCGGCCACCAGCTGCCCGCCCACCTGCACCAGATGCGTCATCACTTGCCCTCCCGCGCCGGAACCCACCCGAAGGCGGTGAGCAGAACGGTGTACGTCACCAGCGCCAGCCACGGCACCACGCCGGGCATCGTCGTCAGACCGGACACGCCGGGCGGCGGGTTCCACAGCACCAGTTCTACGACTTGTCCGATTCCGGCGAACGCCGCCATGTATGCGGCCAGGCGTCGGGCCCTGCGCGCGGCAGGGAACCAGCCGACCAGTATCAACGCCAGCCCCGTCGCTATGGAGATGGGGCGAAGCCACAGCTGGTCCCACGCCGACACCCACAAGAACGCCGCACCAGACACGGTGAGCATCCACCTGTAGACAGTCGGCATGAGGGGCCGGTAGACAAGCGCGGGCCGGTTCACGGGTCCTCCTAGCTGTGGGCGCGGGCTTCCATCGTGAGCCACGTTCCCTTGGTCAGTATCTCCGTGAAGTCGTCACGGTGATTGTCGCCGAGCTTGATACGCCCGGTGGCCACGCCGTAGTCGATGCCGTTCTCGCCCCACGACGGCACGTTGCAGACGCCGGTGTTGACGCCCCACTCGGTGTCGGCGTCGGCGGGGGTGTAGTGGTCGGCGCAGGGCAGCGCCGTCGTGTACCAGGGCGCGCCCGGTTCGGTGGTGTTCGTCCATGGACAGTTCATGTCGGAGCCTCCTATCAGGCTGGTGGGGTCGATGCCGGTCGCAATGTCGGCGGGGCTGCAGGCGGGTTCCCAATGCATCGTATCCCCGATGCTCCACAGGAGGGTGCGCCAGACCCGCTTGCCGTTCATGGTGCGGATGGCCTCTACGGCGTGGACCTGATGCTCGAGTATCTGCCACTCGACGCCGAAGCCCGGGTCGCCGGGGTAGATGGGCCGGTGCACGTGAGGGTTCCGGTCGATGGCGTCTCCGTCGCCGCCGCCGTAGTCGAGGTCGATGGCGGCGCCGTAGCTGTGCCACGACTCGTAGATGGAACCGTCGATGCCGCGCACGAACCACGACCCAATCCAGTCGCACGGGTCTTCGTACCCGGTGGCCTGCAGCTGGTGCTCCATCGCTTCGACGGCGGGCGCCCAGAAGTCTTGCACCTTGACGGGGTAGCGGCCGAGCAGGGTGAGCGACACCAGGTTGGAGTCGTCGGCGTAGTACTGGTCCCAGTCGAGGCGAAGCACCGAAGGCAGGTGGGTCGGCATTACGTCTGCCGCATAATCTGGACGGTCGTGTACCCCGTAGCGCCGCCCACAGAACAGTCGCCGGTGCCGCTCATGATGGTGTACTTGAGCCGGGCGTATCGGGTGCCCGTAGCGGTCTGGCTTTCGACGGCGTAGTGCAGCGTGACGGGAACCCAATGACCGGGGTCGTCGCTGGAGTCCCAGTCGATGAGGGTGTAATTCCCGTCGGCGCCATCCCAGGACAGAAGGGCGCGCACCTGCTCTGCGCTGGCATCGTCGCGGTTGAGGTTGAAGGTGGAGAGCATCAGCACGTCGTAGCTGTTCCACTCTGCCGGTACGGCGATGGACACCGACTGGACGGTGGTGAGTGGGTCTGCAGGTGCAATCGTCTTGGCGAGCACCGACGCCGTTTCTAGCTTGACGTTCGGCGGTGTCCACAGGGCGTCGATGGTCGCCTTGTCGGCGGCGGGCAAGAACCCTCGCACACCGCTGGTCGCTTCGGGGTGGTCGGTGACGGCGGTGCCGCCGTTGTGCGCGCTGAATTCGGTGGCGAGGTCGTCCACACCCGTTTCGATGCGGTCAAGTTGGGCTGCCGAGATGCCCGGCGCCACCCCTTCGTTCCAGTCGGTCGGTGTGAAAGTTACGTCGTTCGCCATGAGCGCTCCCTACCCGACCGTGTCGGTTCGTTCAATCTGTATCGACTCCAACGCGTCTTTGAGTTTGGAGTACAGCACCCGCGCGATAAGCACACCGCTGTCGGCGTCGTCGGTGGCTTCACCGCCGTACCAGCCGATTTCTTCTATCTGCCCGTTGGCTTCGTACGGGGCCAGGTACACCGTCGTGATGGTCTTGTTCGATGCGGAGCCTTCGGCCTGTGCGGTGACGGCCTTGCGAAACGTCTCCGTGCCGAGGGCGGTGTCGCCAGCTGCCGGAGCGGTGTTGTCCGACCCGACCGCAACGTAGGTGATTTCGGGCAGCGCCGCCCCGTCGCGGAGGGCCAGGGCGAGCAGCGCCTTGCCGCTGTCCACGATGAGGTTATTCAGCACCGTCACGCGCCCGGCCCGGCCAGGCTTCCGCACAACGATGCGAACCTCGCCGTCCCACGGCGTAGCGCCTGCCACCTGCACCGCTGGTGTGCCGCCAGGGCCTGCAGGTGGCTCCGTAGCGGCCCGCTTCGCCGTCTTAGGTGTACCTGCGCCAGAACGTTTCTTGTGGGCCATCGTGGGCCTCCTAGCAGGGGTAGAGAGTGGTCGTCGGGTACAGCGTAGACGAGGGAACCGGGCAGGCCCACACCGTCTGAGCGACGGCTTCGGCCAGCGCCCACGCTTCTGCCGTCTGCGCCAGCACCAAGAGCGTCTCCGATTCTGAGATGTTCTCGCGGATGGCCAGCACTTCGGGTGGGGCCAGGCCAGCGGCGAGGCGCGCCTGCCACGAACCGGCGTCGGCGCCCTGCACCGCTGTCACGGTGAAGTCCCATTCCTCGCGCGACAGGTCGCGGGTTTCGACTTGCGTCACCAGGTACGCCTCGTCGTTCTCGTCCAGCTCGGGCAGGTTGACGGTGACGAACGTGCCCGGCTCGTAGGTGGTGGCAGCGGTGACGAAGGTAAGGGTGCGGCCTTCTTGCGAGTAGGTGCCGAGCAGTCCCACCGCAGCTTCCAGGGCGGCGTCGTTGCCGAACACGCCAGACACGTTGACGGTCGCCTCGACCTTGCCGGTGCCCACGCCTTCCACCCCGGCCCGGCGTATCTGCTCGGCGGTGTCGTTGGCGATGGTGACAATCGAGTACAGGCCGACGTAGGTGATTTCTAGCGTGTCGGTGGCGCTGAGTACGGTGCCGCCGTCGTCTTGCGTCACCACCTGGTCGCCCTTGTTCCAGTACCAGTCCTTGTCCGCATCGACGCCACGGATGCCGACCGTCTTGGCCACGGTGTTGACCTTGACGGTGGGCACCTGCCCCACGGGGTACCCGACCGTGAACGTAATCATCTCGCCGTCGCCCTTGAACGACTCCACCTGCGGGTCGGTGTACGCCATCGCCCCGCGCACCACCTGCCGGTTCCGGTAGTCGGGAGACACCCGGCGCAGCTTCGGCGCCGCCTTACAGTCGTCGGCGTCAACGGTGCCCGAAGGGGTGCCGGTGGTGGCCACGAAGTGCAGCGCCTTGCCGTGGTCTATCCACCAGATGTGTCCGGTGGTGACGGCCAGCCGGTCGAGCGCTCGGCTGCAGGTGATGTAGTTGAACACCACTTCCGACAGGACAGGGCCGGTGGCGATGGTGCCCGCCGTGATGCCTTCTTCGGCCAGCACGTTCGCGATGAGGTCGCCCACGATGGTCGCCACCGTCACGTCCTCCCAGGCGTCTGCCACCTGCCGCTTGTCTGCGAGGTAGTGGAAGTCGATGGCGTCTACCTGCCACCGGGTCACGGTGTCGTCGGGGTTGGGTCGCAGCTGCTCGGGCAGGTACACGAACCCGTCGAACGCGACGTTGCCCTGCGGGTCGTAGATGGTGACGGGGGCGCCTTCGTCTATGGCGCCCGCCGTGTCGTCCAGGCCCCACAGCACGAACGACGCTGTAGACCGTTCGCCTATGCGGTCGGTGATGGTGAGGCTGCCGAAGTCCACAATCCATTCGACGCCGCCGACGTACACGGACGGCGCATCGACTTGCGACCACCCGGTGACGGCCATGCGTCCGACACCGGCCAGCTGTGCGGCGGCCATCACCACGCCGTCTGCCGTAGCGGCCAGCGCCCCGGTGCCCAGAAGTACCGCAGCGCCGTCGTGGTACGTCGGCCCGCCGTTGAGCACCGTCACGGTGACAACGTCCGACTCGGTGATGTGCCCGACCTGGTCGGTGGCCCGCACCGTCACCGTATGAGTGTCGTCTGTCTCGAGGGTTGTGTCCCACGTGAAGCTGTAGAGGTCCTGGGGGACGCTCCACGCCGCCGTCTGCCAGGAACCCGAATCGATTTTCACTTCCACGTCGAGGTTGAGTTCCGTCGATGCCGTGTCGTAGGCGAACGCCTTGACGTAGTAGGTGCCCGAAAGTTCGTCGCCTTCTTCGGGTTCGTATACGTCGGCTACGGGCGGCGCCGGGTCGCCGTACCGGAACGTGTCGTGGCCGAAGTCGGTAATCCACACGTCGCCAATCCAGAACTTGTGAGCCGTCGAAGCGCTGCCCTTGCCGACCATGCCGAGGTCGAAGCGTGCGGCTTCGTCGGTTGGGGTGGTGAACCCGGTGTAGGTGATGACGTCTACGGGCACCGCCGAGTCGCCGTCGTCGTAGACGGCGAGCATCACCCGCGCGTCTCCGCTGGTGCTGCCACGGAACATCGAACGGAAGATGTAGTCGGTGTCGGCCTGCAGCGCCACCGTGCCCGTCGCCTGCACGTTCCCGGCAGCGTCCCGAATTTGCAGGTACTTCGTCGTCGCCGAGTAGCCGACGAATGCAAGGTTGCCCGCAGCGTATCGCCAGCGGCCGAGCCTGCCGTCCTGCCCGGTGTCGAATGTCTCCCACCGCTGCGACCAGGAGGGGTATGCGAATATCGAATCGAACGACGAGTACCGCAGGTTGATGTCGCCCAGACCAGCGGCCACGTCGAAGCGGGCAGCCCTCCAACTCCACAGCGTCTGCGCCGTGTCGCAGGTGATGGTTCCCCCGGCGATGGTCACAGCGTCGGCGGCGACGTTGGCTGCCGTAATCACTTCCTCGTCGGACAGGTCGAAGAAGCCGTCGCCCACGTCCACGTCGCCGTACATTCGCAGGCGCAGCGCGTCGGACCGGACCGGCGTGAGGGCATCGGCGCCGGTGTACTTCTGGAGGTTGTCGCTGGTGTACCCGGCGTATCCGCCGTAGTTGATGGTCGTCTTGTTGGCAGCCTCGTCGAAGCGTTGCGTCTGCGGTTCGATGAACGACATTGGCAGGTGCCGGATGCCGTGCTCCATCGCCCAGACGTAGTCCTCCATCCCTTCGTCTGAGTTGGACGGGAAGGTGGTGACGCCCTTGTTCTGTGCGCCGATGCGGATGCCGTGGTCGGACCCCATCTGCAGCCCGTTGAACAGGTTGGACGAGATGGTTTCAAACGTGGTGCCTTCGTCGTAGTACCCGTTATACGAGGTGACGATGGCGAGCAGTCGGTTGCCGAACACGTCGGCCAGGCCCGACCCGTCCCACGGTGTGTCGCCTTGGAGCAGAGCCTGCGCTTCGTCGTGCGAACCCCACAGGGCGCCGATGGCCCAGAGCATCGGGATGCTCGACCCGTCTGTGCGGATCTGGCCTCCGAGATATGCGAGCATGTCGTTGATGTTGCGGCGCCAGACCTCTTTGTACCTGACCCGCATCTGCGCTTCGGTTCCGTGCTTCGCCCACTCGTTGAAGTTGACCCGGTACTCGTCCCAGTAGGTGATTCCCCTGCCGTCGTAGGTGGTCGAGACGGCGTCACCCGTCGCCAGGTACTTGACGACCTTGCCTGCCGCGGGGGTGGCGACGCCCTGATTGTTCCAGCCCCTGCCGGTGTACCCGTCAGTACCGACCGACCTCAGCGTGACGGTGGCACCCGACCGCACCCGTTGAGCGAAGTACTCTTCCGAAGCGCCGCCCTGGTCTACCACCAGCACAGCGGCGCCGGTCGGATACGCCGAGTATGCCCCGGCCAGGGTGAGGGTTGTCTGTGTGCCGTTCATGCCCGACGCCAGGGTGGCGGTTCCGAGGTACGTCTTTTCTCCGGTGTTGGAATACCCGATTGACATTTCGGGAGACTCGACACCGCCGATGCCAGACGCCACCGAGTTCATGTGCTCGCCGCGCTGGTGCCCACCCTCGGGGCAGTCGCCGCGCAGGTACGAGCGCCAGTGACGCAGCTGCAGAATCCACAGGCGCCGCAGGTACGCGTCGTCGGCTACGGGCACAATCATTTCGCTGTGATTGTCTCGGTTCAAGAGACGCAGAGTTGTGCCGTATGTCGGCCACGTCGGCGTCCCATCTTCGCCCCACGCCAGCCGTGAGAGCAGCGCCTTCGGGTCGTTGTCGTGTGCGGTGGTGAGGTCGGCGTCGAAGGCGGTTTCCCACGACGACGAGAACACGCCTTCGGCGGTCTGCCAGTCCTTCGCCAAGTCCCACAGCGAGACGAGGTCCAGGCCAGGGTGCGCCGAGATTTCGGCGGCCATCGTCTGTGTCGGAGAGTAGAGGCGAGAGGTCAGTCCGTAGTTCTTGGCGACCATCGGCTACCCCCTCTGTCCGCTGTGCAGCACCAGGTCGTCTACCAGGTGCGGCCCGCTGGCCGACGCCAGCACCCGCCCGTCCAGCACCATCGTGATGTTGTAGGGCCTGCCACCGCCCATCCTGTCGAGCGGGATGACGCTGGCCCCGGTGGGCAAGTCGAGTAGCTCGGGGCCTTCCTCTCCCACCGACACCAGGCCCGGCGTGACGGTGGTGCCACCTGCGGCCAGCTGCGGGATACTCACCTTGCCGACGTATGCCACGTCCTTGAAGGGGTTGATGATGTTGAGGCCCCGAATGGCCTGGTTGATTACGTCGATGGCCTTGTTGATGCCGCCGCCGATGGTGCGGAGCATGTAGTTGAACACCGCCTTGATGACACCGACAATGCCGGAGAACGCCGACGAGATTCCCGAGCCGGCCGAACTCCACACCCCGTCCCACCAGCCCTTGAACAGGTCCCACGCCCCTGTGACCCAGCCCAAGAACGTCAGCCACGCGCTCTGCGCCGTGCCCTTCAATCCGTTCCACAGGTCGGACCATGCGCCCGTCACGCTGGCGATGCCGTCGGTGAACTTGCCGGTGAGGGTGTCCCACCAGCCGCCTATCCATCCGGCGATTACACCGGTCGCCGCCGACACGCCCGACTTGATGGAGTTCCACAGGCGGTCCCACAAGAGTTGCACAGCGTCCCAGCCCAGCCGGAACGCCATCTTGATGTTCTCCCACAGGTAGCCGAGCAGCCCGGTCACGATGGCGATGGCGCCGTCGAGTATCGACTGGATGCCTTCCCACGCCCGCTCCCAGTCGCCGGTGAAGATGCCGATAAACACTTCAAAGATGCCGGTGATTATGTCGAGAGCGCCGGAGATGACGGTCTGGATTGTGTCCCACATCATCGACGTGAATGCCAGTATCTGGTCGCCGTACTTCTCCCACCCCTGCACCAGCAAATCCCATACGACCATGATGAACTCGTAGGCGACGGCGAACACCTTCTGCACCTTGCCCCAGATTTCGGCCCACTTGCCGCCGAACTGTTCGACGCCTGCGCCGCCCTGGAACATGCCGCGCAGCCGGTCGAAGATGCCCTGCACGACACCGATGAACGTCTGCAGGTACTCCCACGCCGTCTGTGCGAAGGCGATGATTTCGTCTTTGTACTCGTTCCACCACCTGGCCCCGGTGGCAATCCACCCGCCCACCAGGCCGAAGAACGTTTCGAACCCGGCGATGATGGCAGGGATATGAGGCGCCAGGCGGTCCATCGCATCGCCCACCGCATCGAACACTCGGGTCGCTATCGGCTCGACGGCGACCATCAGTTTGTTGGCGAACTTCTTCCACTTCTCCCCGAAGCTCTCGGTGTCTTTGGCTGCGCCCATAATCGTCTCAGACGAGCCTTCGATCGACGCCATGAGGTCGCCCACCTCGAAGCGGCCTTCCCGCAGCGCCGCCGCCAGGTCTGGCCCGGCCCTGGTGCCGAATGCCTCCACCGCAATCTTCGTCGCTTCGGTGGCTGTCTCGGCGCCCAAGATGGCCTCTTGAATGTCACGGAAAGCGCCGGGCACGTCGTCGGTTTCTTTCGCCAGGCGACCCAGGCCCGCCTTCAACCCGCCCATAATCGCTTCGGTGTTGACGCCCTCTTTGTTCCACTTAGAGAAGATGGCGATGGACTCGTCCATGCCGAACCCCAGCTGCCGCAGCGGTGCGCCGAAGTCGGTGGTGAGCTTCGCAAGCTCTTCGATGCCGATGCCCGTCGTCTGGCTGGCGACGAACAGCTGGTCCATCACCCCGGCCTGGTCCTCGGCCTCCACACCCCAGTCTCCGAACAGGCGCGTGATGTTCTTGATGTTGCCCTGCAGGTTGCCCCCGGTGAGGCGCGTCATCTCCAAGAACTGCCCGGCCAGTTTCTGCAGCGGTTCGCCCGTCTGCCCGGTGCGAGTGTTGAGGTCTGCAATGGCGGTGGACGCGTCGGCCATCGACGCCGGGACGTTGGAGAACGTCTGCTTGAAGTCTGCTTCCAGGTCGGCCAGAGCGGTGCCGGTGGCGCCGGTGCCGACCCGTATGGTGTCGAACGCCTTATCGAAGTTCTCACCAATCTTGAAGGCGGCGAACGCCCCGGCGATGCCCGCCGTCATACCGAGGCCGAGCACGGCGCCAGCTGCCAATCCAATCTTCTTCAACCCGCCCATCGACGCGCCAATCTTGGCGAAGAACCCGGCGCCGATTTTCGGCTGAATGTCTACGTATGCAGAACCTACGTCAAGAGCCATCGGGGCCTCCCGGTACGACAGTGATGCGGGCCTTCCCGAGGAACGCCGCAATCTCAGCTGGTGTGCTTCTCTTCATTTTCGGAGCCTCGGTGGCGGTGCGACCTGGCCACTCTATCCGAAGCGGCTTCCCCATCGAAGGAGGCTTCGACGCCAGGAGCTTCACCATGACCCGATGACCCAGGTCTTGCGACTCCAATACGAGGGCCAGTAGCTGCTCTGTGCGGTCCCACGCGCCGGGCGGGTCGCCGCGCTGTGCGGCAGCTGCAGCGGCGTCGGAAGGTAGGTGTTCTATGAGAGCCGACAGGCGCCGCACAGGTACACCGCTTTCGGCGAACACCAGCTGCCCCAGGTGCAGCCCATAGAACCGCTGGAAGTCGGCCTCTAACGCCTCGTAGTTTTCGGCTACGAACTGCCAGAGGCCAGCGATTCCCCCAGCGTCCGCCCGTACAACTCGGCCAGGGCGTCGGCCAGCGCTTCAATGTCGGCGGTGGAGAACTCGGCAGAGAAGGCTTCCCACTGAGTGCCGAGGCACGCCCGCAGGAAGGCCACAATCTTGTTGTTCTCCATCGCTTCCAATGCGATGAGCGGGAGGTTGGGGGGCAGGGTGTAGACCTGCCCCCCGTACTCCAACTCCAACGCTTCGTCAGATGCTTCGCTCTTCGCGACTTGAACCCGCATCAGGCGACGTCGAACTCGGTGCTACTGGTGGCCATCAGGTAGGCGCCGAGGGCGTCTCCGCCGATGACACCCCACTCGGTCGGGATGACCGAAGCGGCGGTGCGGACCAGCGGGATTTCGATATCGGCTGCCAGGCCGACCCGCGGGAACACCCACCTGTACTGCGTCGTCCCGTCGTCTAGGTCAACGACGATGGACTTCTCAGCCACCACGCCGTCACGGGTCGGGGTGAACAGGTGCACGGTGGAGGCCACCGGCTCGGTAACTACGCCGTGCAGCACCTGCTCAAAGATGTCTTTCGACCATTGGAGTAGGTCGAACTTCACAGCCCCGGTGTACGACTCGACTACCCGGCGCACCGGATAGGACGACTGCCACGCCATGATTTCGTTGACCGACACACCATCGGTAACGGTCACGCCGTCCTCGGTGGTGAACCCGACGTCCACAAATGCGGCGTCGAGCGTCTCGCGCAGCGTTGTGTCGAATACGGGAAGGGTCGTGCCGTAGGGAGCGATGCTCACCACGCCTGTTCCAGCTACGACGATTTGACTTGCGTCTCCTGCCATTGTCTTTACCTCCTAGGGATGCGCCGTCACTTCGACGGTGCAGCTGTACCGGGGCTTCTCTGTGATTGGGTCCGGGAACCAGCGTAGTCCTTGCGGCACGCGCACCCCCGTCACCACCCCGGTCACGGTGCCGGTGTTGACCAGCCCCGTCATGTCTAAGAGACTCGCAAGGGCGGTCGCCGCCTTGTCCCGTGCCTCTGCTTTCGTGTCGCCCCACACGTCTAGCTGCAGGGTTGCCTTGTCGAGCCATCGCGGCTCTTCGGGGGGGCCACCGATGCGCACCACCGTCGCCAGCGGATACGTCGGGGAAGTGGGGAACTCGCCGTGCACCCCGCCCGCCACAATGGCGGCGTCGTCTAGGTGCCAGATGGCAAGGGCTTCTATGTCGGGCAGTACGGGGGTCGGCATTACTCAACCCTTCCGATTGTCTGCTCGGCGGCGGTGCGGAGAATGGCCATCGGCGGCGTCGGAATGGGCGGCCCGGTGCCCAACTCAATCCAATGCGCCTTGAAGTCGAAGTTGGCCACGCGGGCCACCACCTTCCCGTCTGCCCGCTTCCCGGCCAGGGCCTTGAACGCTCCCTTGTAGTAGCCGAGCCGCACCGGGGCCAGGGCTTCGCCGCGCGCTGCGGCTTCCTCGGCCAGCGGAAGCAGGTGCTTTCCGATGCTCGGGTCCTTCTCCATCTGGTCTGCGAAGCGGGCGTTCTTGACGAAGAATCCTGTGGCCATTACGCGGTCACTTCCTCTAGGACGTTCTCGTAGTGGTGCAACCCTCGGGGGGTGCGGTACTCCATGGCGCCGCCTTCGCATCGGAAGGTGCGGCCCCGCCACTCCACAGCGTCTACGGCGGTGGGCGGGACGATGGTGGTGGATACTCCGTCTGCCCGATAGGAAGGGTTCAGGAGCAACTTCCACCCCACCACCGTCGTCTCGCCTTCCCGCACTTCTGTCTGGCCTTCCATCTGCATCCAGCCGGGCACCGTGGCACGCGACTGTTCGACCAGGTCGCCTTGCCCGTAGCGGCCATCAACGTCGGGTGCCCGGTACACGACCGTCACCTGGTGCTGCATCAGGCGGGCAGGAATCACGTCGCCACGCTCCGCATCCTGGCCCTGCGGAACTGCCGTGCCAGCTGCCGGTCCTCTTCGGAGAGCATCGCAGCCGAAGCGGTGTCTTTGGCGAAGTCTCCGTACGTCACCGAGTAGGCGCCGATGGTTTCTTGCACGATGCCAGACGCCCCCTGGTTCTCCGCGAAGGCTGTGCCCGTCTGCCAGATGCGGGACGCCACCCTGGCCACCAGCTGCCGCAGACCACCGGGCGCCGCCGTCTCGTCGGCCCACCCCGCGTCGTAGGTGACGACGATGCCCTTCGTGTACGACCACCAGGCGTCGGACGTGAGGCCCGCAGGCTTCTCGAGATATCCGGCAGCCGACCATTCGTAGTCGTCGCCTTCGACCAGCGTGACGCCTTCTCGCACCACCGAAGCGACGGCAGACACGGGCCAGCGGGGCAGCGTCAAGACGGGCTGGCCCTTGCCGGTGAGGGTGGCGACCAGACCCGTCGCCGCGTCGAACGGGGTGCCCACTTCAACCTCGACCATGCGCTGCGCCGCTTGGATTACGGCGGTGACTTTCGGCTCGTTCGGCAAGTCGAATTCAATCTGTAGCAGGGCCTCTACGTCGGCCTGTATGGCGATGCTCATGCGCCCTCCCTTACCTGCGGCTCGTAGCCTGCGGTGTTCGGTGTCCAGTAACGGTCGTCGTCAGAGTAGCTCGCGGGGTCGGGCTGCCAGTAGAACGAAGTCGATGAGGCGGTGAGGGTGCCGATGCCGTCGAGGTTGGCGGCGCCGATTATCAGGCGGGCGCCAGCGACGGTCACCAGGCCCTGCCCGGCGAGTATCCCGCTGCCGGTGTAGGCGGTGGCACCTGCGGCCGAAGTGACCGTGCCTTGTCCTGAGAGCGATGCTACGGCTCCGTACAGCGACTGCCCGGTGGCTTCGGCTGTACCCAGACCCCCCAGGTCTGCGGCGGTGCTGTGCAGCACCAGGCCCGAAGTCGTTGTGGTGCCGCTGCCGACGAGTACCGCTTCGCCGTAGACGGCACCTTCGGCAGCTGCGGCGAGGGTGCCCACCCCGACGAGTAGGGCGGCACCCTCGGGCGGGTCTAGTTGGCCCGCAGCCACCACGGCACCGGTTCCGGCCAGGGTGGCGGTTCCTTCTGGTGGGGCCAGGGCGCCGGTCGCTGTGACAGTCCCGGTGCCGTTGAGGGTGGCTGCGGATTCGATGGGGGCCAGCGCGCCGGTCGCGGTCAGCGCACCAGCCCCCGAAAGTACGGCGGTCCCTGCGGGTGGTATGAGCACGCCAGCGGCGGCGACGGTGCCCGAACCGGCGAGTACGGCGGCCCCGGCGATTGACCCTTCGGCATCTGCCGACAGCGTGCCGACGCCCGCCAGGGTGGCACTCCCCGAGGGTGGTTCTAGCTCGCCGACAGCGGCGACCGTACCGGATCCGGTAAGCGCGGAAGCGGCCAGGTGCACAGCGGTCGCCAGAGCCTGCAGGTTGCCCACACCGGCGAGGATTGCGGCGCCCGGTGTAACCAGACCGCCCGCAGCCGTCACAGCCCCTGCGCCGACCAGTACGGCGGCTCCTTCTATCTGCAATGCGTCTGCTGTGGCGGTCAACGTACCGGCCCCGGCCAGCACGGCGGCGCCTGTCGGTGGCACCAGCACGCCAGCGGCGGTCAGGGCGCCAGACCCGGCGAGGGCGGCGGCGCCTTCGGGTGGGACCAGGATGCCAGCTGCGGCGACGGTGCCCACACCCGACAGGGCGGCGGCGCCGTCAACCTTCAACGCGTCTGCTGTGGCTGCCAGGGTGCCGACGCCGACTAGGGAACCGGCGCCGTCGTGGAGTGGCACCCCGGCAGCCGACAGCGTTCCCGACCCGGCCAGGGTGGCGGCGCCGGTCGGGGGAACAAGAATGCCTGCGGCAGTGACGGCACCGCTGCCCGTGAGAGCCGCCACGTCGGCGTATACGGCCCGTCCGGTCGCGGCGACTGTACCTGTGCCCGACAGGGCGGCGGCGCCGGTCGGGGGAACAAGCACGCCCGTCGCTGCGAGGGTGCCAGCACCGGTCAGCACAGCGGCGCCGGTGGGGGGCACCAGCTGCCCGACTGCGGCGACGGTGCCCACCCCTGCCAGCACGGCGGCGCCTTCGTGCACGCCCCCCTCGCCGGTGGGCAGCGGCCAGTCGATAGATGAAGTGCGGAAGTCGTCAAGCCAGATTGCGGGAGCGTCCGCAACGCCGGTCATGATTCCAGCTATCGAACCGTCGAGAACGTAGTCAACGACAAGGCCCGTCCCGCCGAGTTCTTCGGTGGCGTTGACTGTCGATGAAACCTTCTCCAAGTCGGCGCCGTGGAAGATGCGGGCCGTCACGATGCCGTCGCCGTTACCACCCCGCCCGTACACGTCGAGGCGCACCCACTCGTCTGTCGGGAGCGTGCCCACGCTCGCCCCGACAATCGTCCACGAAGGAAGCGTCTGAATGATGTCCCAGGTGTCGTCGGCTTGGATGCGGATGACGAAGATGATTCGGGTACCGGCGCTGTCGGACAGGCCGAGGCGGTAGCTGTTCGCGAGGGTGCTGGCAGACCGCCACAGGTAGATGCTCGTGAACAGGTCGCCATCGACGTTGGAGGGAACCTCTTGGTTGAGGTTGACCGTCGTCAAGGTGGCACCCGTAGACACCCGGCCAGACGCGTCGCCTTCCTTCGCCCGGCCCGTGTCGTACACCGCTTCGGCGTCGGGACCAATCCACACGTTGCTGAAAGTGTCGGGGCCGGACGTTGATTCTGTGATTGCCGTCTCGTCGGCTTCGCCCTCAAAGTCGTGGGAGAAGGTCGCCTTGATGGCGACACCTGCCGCCGTCAGCGTGCCCACACCGGCCAGGGCGGCGGCACCTGCGGGCGGCTCTAGCTCGCCGGTAGCGGCGACGGCGCCCGTCCCGAGCAGCACAGCGGCGCCGTCGTGGATGGCGACAGTCGGCGCCGGTTTGATGGCGAACACCACCGTCTTGTGGTCACGGTTCCAGCCGTACAGGTTGACCGAATAGCTGCCGACAATGCCAGCCGACGCCTTCTCGTAATACCCCCACGTCAGGTTCGCGTCGCCGTTGCCCGAACCCATCGAAGCGCGGGACGGCCCGGCGTCGGCGTTTGTCTGCCGCTCGCCTGGTGGCAGCAGAGTCGGGTCGCCACCTTCGTACAAGAACCCGGCAGGCGACGACCCGCGCACCAGCCACGTCGCTCCGCCGACTTCGGTGTGGATTGTGCCGCATTCGGTGCGGGCGCCGTCCAGGGCAATGACCAGCGCCCCGTCCGTGTTCGTGATGATGGTGGGAATCGAAGGCGTGTCGGTGTTGTCCGATTCGGAGAAGTGGCCTGCGGTGTAGGCCACGTCGATGAAGTCTTCGTGGGCGTCGGAGATGACGGCCAGGACGCCGACCTGTTCCTCGTTGCCGCCGCGCACCACCGCGACCGATTCGCCGTCTGCCTGTAGGGCGTCGGTGACGTAGCACCAGAACATCGCCAGAGAAGAGTCGTCGCCCGACGAGCCGTTCTCTTCAAAGTGCTTCGTCCAGGCGGTGCAGCCCGCCGTCGTTGAAGGCGTTGCCCAGGTTATGTCGTTGTCGTCGCCGTGCAGGACAATCATCAGGTGATTGCCGGTGGCCACGCCGCTCGGCACGGTGAATGTGAGGGTGGTGCCCGCGACGAGTTGAGTGTCCCACTTCGTCGTCTGGGCATTCGTTGGGATGGTGACGGACACCGCTACCTCCTACACGAAAGGGGCAGGGCCCGAAGGCCCCACCCCTGCCGCTGCTTCCATATCTCGTTGGGTCAGGTTGCGGTGAGAGTGAGGCTGCCGCTAGGGATACGGAATATCTCTGTGTCGGGCACGACCTTCGACGCCGTCAGGTCGCCCACCATCGTGCAGATGCCTGCCGTGATAAGCGTCCACGTCGAGATGTGGGTCACGGTCATCGACCCGCCCGAACCGTTCGTCCATTCCAGGTCGGCGTCCGTCGAAGCGGACCCGCCCGACTCGGCGGCGAAGCTGGCGAGCATACGCCCGCCCACGTTGGCGATGATGTTCGCCGTGCCGCTCTCGCCCGGGTCGCCGTCATGCAGCTGGACGTACACCGTCGTCGGTGCCGCCCACGTTGCCTCGGCGATGATGTGCTGAATGATGCTCGACTCAACGGCGTCTGAGAAGTCAGTCATCCTTCACCTTCTTTGCCTTGCTCGCGTTGCGGGCGCCGCAGTCGATGCAGCGCTCCGACTTCGCTTCGTACCAGCCGCCCTTCCGCATGAACGTGCGGGTGCGCTTCTCCGTCTTGCGTTCCTTTGGACAACCGTCCAAGTGTTGAACTGCCATTGATGCTCCCTATGTCGGGGGCGGTGCCGGGCCGGGGGATGTTGGCACCCCGGCCCGGCCCTTACCCGTCAGCCGTTGAGTACGCCCGTGAGGCGGGCGGCGCCCTTGCCCCTTGCCGAACACGGCGAGGCCGCAGAAGAACTCGATGCGTGTCCGGTACACCGGGTCGGCGTCGATTTCTCCGAGGTCGCGCACCTGCACGCCACCGTTCTCCAACCCGGCCACACCGGCCTCCGACTCGTCGCCGGAGAAGTGCACGGCGTACATTGACGAGCAGACGCCCGTCGAGGTGCCCTGGTCCTCGGTCCACGGGAGGATGTCGGTCGAAGCCAAGTCCACGCCGAGTTCGAGCATCGGGATGCCGTTGTAGAACTCGACGGTGCGACCGAACTCGTCACGCTGGCGGTCCCAGAAGCCGAGGCGCCGGGCGCTGTTCGCCATCTTGACCCGTGCCGTCTTGTTCATGTAGAGGGCGTCGGCGCCCCCCACAACGAGCGAGAGCAGGAGGTCTACCTGGTCCATGAAGGCGTGCCGTGCGTTGTCGTCGGCGCCCACGATGGGCAGCCCGTTCGTCGCGGTGGCCATGACCTGCGACCCGGTCAGGCGGTTGACGAGGCCATCGAACTCTTCTGGATTGGAGCCGTTGTCGCCGTTGATGAAGGCGTCCTGGTAGGTCGCCACAGCGGCCTTCACCTTCATCTTCGTCTGCACCGCACGCTGGTCGTTGAGGTTGCTTCGGGTCTGTTGAATGAACGTGTCCACGTCGGCGTCGCCACCGAGGATGGACAGCGTCTCGGTCAGCTGGTTGACGGTGCCGGTCGACTCGGTGTATCCGGTGTTGACGGCACGGAACGCCGCACCTGGCAGCGTCAGCTCTTCGTTGTAGGCGTACGCGTTGCCTTCGATGGGCATGAGCGGCAGCCGGTCGAGAATGTACGACTCCCAAACGAACGTCTCGATGACGCCACGCTGCAGGTCGTCCTCCGAAAGCACAGCGGCTTCGGCGAGTGAAATGGCCATGAGTTAGGGCCTCCTATTTCGGGGGGGTGGTGTAGGCCCTGCGCAGTCGCTGAGTAGGGGTGATGTTGTCGTCGGTGGGGGGCTTCGGCTTCGCGCCGCCGTCTCCCTCGCCTTCAACCTTGTCGGCCCGCAGGTACGGGCGTTCAGTGAGTAGTGCGTCCATCGCAGTTTTCAGAGTAGCGCGCAACTCGTCGGGGGTGGCGTCAACGTCGAACTGGTCGAGGTTGAGCAGCGCCACGGCGTCGGCCGGATTGGCCAGACGGCCAGCTGCCGACGCCAGCACTTCCGACTCCAAGATGCGGCGTGAGAACACGGCGGTCGTTTCGGCGGTGGCCTTGTCGGCGGCGGCGGTGGCAGCTTCGGCCAGCGCCTTCTCGCTGTCGGTCTGAGACTCGGCGGCGGCGGCGGCGAGTGCCGCTTCGGCGGCGGCCTGCGCAGCCTCGGCGGTCTTGGCCCGGCGCTCCGCGTCGCGCTTCGCTGTGCGCTCTGCCTGCAGCGCTTTCTTGCCTGCCTCTCCGAGCGCCGCTTCGGCTGCCTCTGCAGCTGCGGTCGCTTCGGCTTCGGCGGCGGCCTGCGCCGCTGCGGCTTCTTCGGGTGTAGGTGGCATCGCGCCCTCCTGCTAGTCGGTCAACGTGGGGATGCTAGACGCAGGCGCCGCGAAAAGAACATCGCCCCACTGATGCGACGGCTCGACTACCACCAGGGCCTGCAGGTCGCCGCCAGCTTCAACGTATTCGGCTGTCGGCTCTCCGTACACCCTGGCAGCCGTTGCGGCGCCCATAGCGGCCACCAGCGCCGCTCCCGTTGCAGGGCCGAACAGGCTACGGTGGCCCGCTGTGACCGGCTCGGCTGTGCATTGACAGGCGCCGTGAATCGGCCACGCCTCTTCGCCGTCTGCGATGTGCTGCCCGGCAGCTGCCAGACACGCCGCGCACGGCTCTCCGCTGGTGGCCCGTTGCGACCCGTCGATACGGTCGTCGCCGTTCATGGCGGTCTGCTGTGCGGTGCGGGCAGCGTCCACCGATTCGGTGCGGACGGTGCGGGCGGTGCGGGCCAGGCCAGCGGCAGACACCGCCGCCAGCGACACACCCGCCGCCATCGCCAGCTTCATCGACACCGACGCCAGGGCGAGTACGTCGCTGGTGCGGCGCCCGTCGCGGGTGTGCCCGGCGTACACGCTCGGGTCCAGCCCGTATGGCTCCACCACCTGCCCCAACTCCACCGTCATGTACGTCTGCAGGTACAGGTCGGCCAGCACCACCGCACGGGTCTGCGCCGCCGACAGCAGAGCGTCGATGGCGGCCAGCGGCGCCACCAGCGAAGCGTCAATGTCGGTGGGGTCCACCCCCGCCCACAGGCGCGCAGCCGACGCCGTAGTGGCGTTGCGAATGGCCATCAACTCGTCGCGGTAGGCGCCGGTCACGGCCCGCGAAGCGAGGCTAAGAGCCACCTACACTCCACCACTCTGAGTGGCGCCGGCGGAGCCAATTTCGCCACTCTGTGCAGCTGCCACGGGGGCGCCATCCAAGGCGTTCGCCAGCGCCAGCGCCAGGCCCGTCTGGTCGGCCTGCTCCGCTTGGAGCATCCCACGAAAGCGGTCAATCTGCGTCTGGCTGTAGCCGAGGTCCTCCCACAGCTGCGCCACCGGAACGCCCAACGTCTGCTTCTTCACGGTGGCATCGACGTGCTCGGATTCGGTGCGGGATTCGGCGTCGGCCCAGATGGTTTCGGCCCGGTAGTCGGCGGCCTTGCCCTTGTCGCCTTCGACGGCGAACGCCAGGCGCACGACTTCCTCCCACGCCTCACCGAAGAACCGTTCCTTGCGCAGCACCTTCGCCACCAGGCCCGTCTCTGCAGACTTGATGGATTCGCCCGAAGGGAACTGGCCCGACAGGTAGAAGTAGTGCGGCGGCGTGCGGGTCTGAGAAGCGATGTGCTGCACCAGCATTTCGATGCCGATGGTGAACGGCGCCAGGTCCGTTGCGGAGAACTCGCCGAACTTCGTGTCGGTGTCCTCCGAAGTCCACAGCCGGTCGATGGCGTGCTGCCACACCTGCGCCATCTGCTTCTCTTCGGGCAGCGGTTCGCCGTCCTCGTCGAACAGCGTCGGCAACTCCAACCCGGTCGCCCACCGCTGCCGGAACGCCTGGTACTCAGACGCCACCATCATGTCGGCCACCAGCTTGTTCACGGCGTCCTGCACGGGCACAACCTTCTTGATTTCGGAGACGCCGGAACGCAAGAGCCGGGGCCGGTTCGCAAGGGGCACCACGGGCACCACTCCCAGCGGATTCTTCAACGGCCAGTCCTCGCCCGACACGACACGCTGCGCCCACGGTGTCGCCTTGCCCGAAGTGGTCGTCGCCTTGCGCTCCCACTTGAAAATGCCGTGCGGCAGGTACAGCGTCGCCAACGTATCCGAGCCGTCGTCCCACGCCTTCAACGCCGCTACCCGCTTCGTCGGATTGCCGGGGTCGGTCCAGACAATCATCTGCGTCGGATGCTCCACCGTGATAACGGCCTTGTCGTCGGAGCCGACCCACACCAGCACCGACGCCTGTCCGTAGATGAGACTCTCGAGATGGCCCTGCTGAGAGAAGGCGTCCATCTGGTTCCGCTGCCAGATGTTCCACGCGCCCTTGTCGGCGGTGGCCCGGTCGTCGCCTTCGCCGAAACGGAAGCCCTCAACGTCGAGGCGTTCGTCTACGGCATCCACCACCAGGTCGCACCAGTTGTCGGCGAACTCCTTGAACAGGTCACCGAACGCCTTGCGGAACTTCGACGTTGCGAACGCCAGGCGCTGCTCCCCTTCGTAGTACTCGTCGTACAGGGCCGTACTCTCGGAGCGGGCGTTCAGGTCTTTGAGCAGGGCGTCTCGGTACCATTCGGGAGTACCCGGTGCGGGAGTGTTGTCAGCCATCTTGTGCCTTCCGGTCGGTCGCCGTCTTTGCGTCGTGGCACACCCCGCACAGCGTCTGCAAGTTTGAGAGCTCGTGGCCCCCGCCCTTCGATACCGGCGTGATGTGGTCCACCTGTAGCGGCCCGGTAGCGCCGCATTGAGCGCACCTGCCGCCGTCCCGCCGAATCGCTCGGCGACGAATCTTCGTCCACTGATTTCTGCTGATGCCGTACCGCTCTTCGAACGTCGCGCGGCCCTGCCACGGTTCGGGCTGGTGCAGGGTGCAGCGGCTCTCGCCCTTGCCGACGAGCGCCGGGCAGCCCGGTTCGATGCACGGTTTCACATGGTCACCAGGGTTGACTTCTTCTTAGCGTACCGCGTCCACAGGTCCACCCCGATGCACACCGTCACGGCGGCGTCAATCTTGTGCTCCGATTTCGGCGTCTGCTTGCGGATGGTGACGTGCCCGCCGCGCACCACTTTCGTCGTAGCGTTGCGGACGTGCCGCCGCACAGCCGGGTCGGGCAGGTGCTGGAACGAACCTTCCTTCACCCTCTTGTAAACCTCCGTAACGGCGGGTCCCATACGGGCGTCGGTGACTGGCCATTCCAGCACCTTGCGCCCGCCGAACCGGTCTTGCCATCCTTGGATTTCAGACCGCCAGTAGGCGGGGTCGCAGCCCATCGCCAGCACCCGATATTCGGCGAAGCACTCTTCGACGGCGGCATCGACACCGGCCCGGTCCACCTGCCAGTCGTCGCCGTCCTCGGGCTGCCTCTCCCACAGGTACGTCTTGATGAGCAACGGGTCGGGCAGGTCGCAACGGACAACCGACAGGGCGGTGGCGTCGTCGTCTACCGAGCCGTCGAAGGCGAGCACCACCGGCATCTTGCCCCGGCGCACCGCAGGCGCCTCGTCTACCTCGGCCTGGTCCCAGGCGCCCATATCCATCCACCGTTCGCCACCGTGCCCGACCCACTGATTCAGGCGGTAGCGGCGGAAGCTGCCAGGCGACGATTTCAACGCTGCGCTCTCTAGCTCGTCGTACGACAGCACCCCCTCGACCAGCGCCGGGTTCGCCTGCTCCCACGCGGCCCGGTCGAACACGTCGCACAGGCCCGGCTTCCCGTTGGCGTCGTCCACGTCCTGCGGCTCCCACCAGGCGAAGAAGAACGTGTCGTCGTCTAGCTCGCCGCCCGACAGGCGCAGCCCGTATTCGTACAGCTTGCCGCACAGCGAATGCCCGTATTCGTACAGCTTGCCGCACAGCGAATCCTCATGGTCGCCAGCGGTGGTGATGCCGAGCAGAATGGCGTCGGGCCGGGCGGCCATCCCGTACCTCATGGCGTCCCACAACTCGGCGTCGCGCTGCACGTGAACTTCGTCGAATACGACGAAGTACGGCGACAGGCCCTGTTGCAACGTGGCGTCAGACGACAGCACCCGGTAGACGCTGCCCTTGTCTGGAATTTCGATGGCGTCCCGGTACACCTTCGCGTAGCGGGCCAGCTGCGGATTCCCCTCAACCTGCTTCCGTGCTTCGTTGAAAACGATGCGGCCCTGTTGCCGGTCGCCTGCACAGCTGTAGACCTCGCTGCCGACCGGCCCCCGGTACAGCGCTTCCAGCGCCACACCCGAACCGATGATGCTCTTGCCGTTCTGGCGGCCCACCCCCACCAGGCCCTCCCGGTAGCGGTGCATCCCGCTCGGACGTAGCTCGTACAGGCCCTCAGCGACGTAGCGTTCCCACGCCAGCCACCGCATCGGCTGGCCCGCCTGCGGCCCCTTCAAGACTTGGAAGTGGTCTTCAACCCACCCCACAACTTCGGGGCCTCGGGTGGTGGGGAACAGCGGCGACGAGCGGTAGCGGGGCGGCGTCCAGAGCAGCTGCGGCGCGGCGGTCATTCTTCGATGATGATGGTGCGGGCGTACCCCTTCGGGTCGCCCCGTTGCATGAGTGTCGCCAGCCCTTCGGCCACCTTCACTTCTGCCACCCCCAGCTCAGACCGTGCCGCCGATGTAAGACCCAGGTCCGAGGCGTACCGGCGCATCTGCTCTCGCACGTCGAGCACCTGCTTCCTGGTTCGCCACAGCCCCACAGGTTGCTCCGCATCCGCAGGAGCCACAGCCCGCAGCGCCTCTTGACGAAGGATGGCGTAGTCGTCCACCGCCTCGCAGTAGGCGAGCAGATGTAGCTCGTCGGATTCGGCCAGCCACGCGCGGGCGGCCTGCCACGCGCGGTCCCATGCCAGCTGCCCGGCAGGGCCAAGAGGTCGGGTCGGTGCAGGGGGGCCGGGCGGCGGTGCCAGCTGCACCACGGCGGCCTGCTCGGGGAGTGCACGCTTGCCGGGATTCCCAGCACGGCGCTTCGCTTCGGTTGGCTTCGGCTTCGGTCCACGCTTGCCCATAAGAGGTCGCCTCCTTCTCCGGTCGCCGGATGGCGGGCCGGGTCATCTTAGGGGGCAGGCGCCGCCAGGCGCCGGAGTCGATGGCGGGACTCGGGAATCCAATGGGGGGAATACGACGTCCAATGGGGGGAATCTGAATCCCCTGCCCATAGTCAGAAACTTGTGAAACCTGCGGGCGCGTGTTCGGCCTTAGCCAAGACGGTGTGTTCGGCTCACTGTGGGGGGGTACCCCACCCCGCCCGTTGTAGGTGGTGGCCACGTCTGGCACCGTAGTCCTACAGGGCACGGGTTGTGGAGTGCTGTGCAGCGTATGGGGGGATTGTGTTGTGGGGGCTGTACCTGTCGTGTTCATGCTCGTTTGACGGTGTAGGTGGTGGCGGGGGCCGGGGGGGTGGTGCTCCTATGGAAGCGAATGCAGGGAGGGGGGCTGTGAATGGGGGGACGGCCCGGCAGGGTGGGGGGAAGCAGGGGGGTGGTAGAGGCGGGGGGGGTCTGTGAATGGGGGGGTCTGTTCTACAGCGCCCACCCCTGCGCCAGCCGTTGCTCCTTGACCCACTCGGCCAGGGCCAGGCGGTCGTGAGGGGGTGGCACCGCAGACCATGCGGGGTGGCTGCGGTCGTCGGTGGTGCGGGCATGGAGGGGGCAGGCGGCCATGACGTTGTTGAGGGTGTCTCGGTACCCGGTGTGTCCCATGCCCCGAGGCACGATGTGCGCCATCTCTGCAGCGACGGCAGGGCACCGTTCGGGTCGGTTGCCGAGCAGCCCCAGGTCGACGGGGTGCTCGCACCTGCCCCCTGCAATCTCCCACAGCGCCGCCCGCAGGTCGCGCCGGTTCTCCCACCGGTCGTCGCCGTAGGTGGCAGGGGGGGGCGTCATGCCGTGACCCGCTGCAGGTGCTTCTCCCACTTGATAGCGACCAGCGGCCAGGCGGTGTTCGCCCTGGCCCACGACTGCCCGGCGTCTGCGACCTGCCCTGCCAGCTGCCGGTTCGTGAGCAGTAGCTGCAGCGCCCCCGTCACCTGTGAAGGCACCCGAGGGTTCGCTGTGGCAGCGGCGAGGTAGGCGGTGTTCGACAGACTGTGCACAGCGTTCGGGAGCATCGACGCCAGCCCGCCATCGGTGGGCACCAGCGCCACCGTGCCAGCGCCCATCGCCTCGACTGCCGTCATGCCGAATGGTTCGTACAGCGACGGCAGGGCGAACACCGCTGCGCTCCTGTACGCGCGGAGCAGGTCGGCTCGGGGTAGGCGGGGGTAGACGAATACGGCGTCGGTTACACCTAGCTCCATTGCCCGGTCCATTACCAGCGTTTCGGCGTCCTCGTCGCCGCCCATTACGAGCCGCAGCTGCACGTCTGGCACCCGCACCCGAACGAGCGAAATAGCGTCTACCAGGCCGACGTAATTCTTGTTCGCTGCGGCCCGGCCCACGGCCAGCACCGACGACCGGCCCCAATTGTCGTAGGCGTCCTCTTTGTTGGCCAGGAAGTCGGCGTCTATGCCAGGGGGCACCACCACGCTCCCCGACCCGTAGATACGTTCGATGACCTGTGCCTGCAGCGGTGACGTTGCGACCACCTGCGCCGCCCGCGCCATGGACGCCATTTCGGCGGTGTGGCGCACCTGGTGAAGCTCTTGGCCCATAGCCTCCGCCTTCCACTTGCCGAGGCTGTGCGGCATCGCCACCATCGGAATGTCGGCCTGCAGGGCGTAGCGTTGCGCAGCTGCCATCCCGTCCCAGTAGTGGCCCACCACCACGTCGAATCCTGCCGGGAGGCCGTCTACGAAGTCTCCCAGAATGGGAGCTATTTCTTCCTTCGGTACGAAGCCCTCTGGCCCGCAGCCGACACGCATCAATTCGACGCCTTCGCCGAGGCTGGTGAAGCTGGTAGCGCCCCCGGTGCGGTTCGCGACCGTTACCTGGTGGCCACGGTCGGCCAGGGCGCGCGCCAGGCCCAACACGAACGCCACCTGGCCCCCGGTGTCGGTGGTGCCGAGTCGTGGTGTAGCGGTGATGGTCCCGTGCGGTGAGAGCATCAGGATTTTCATGTCGGCCTCCCGGTGTGCTGGTGCAGTTCGTTGCGAACGGCGGGGTCTCGAAATGCGCCCCGTAGGACGCTGGTGTGGAACAGGCCCGGCGTCTTGATGCCGCGCATGGTCATGCACAGGTGTTCGCCCGTGCCGAGCACCGCAACGTCGTCGTGCTCCAACACGCCAGATAGCTCGTTGGCGACGTCGTGCACCAGGCGTTCTTGTAGCTGCAGGCGGTGCGCTGCCTTGTGCGCCATCCTGGCCATCTTCGACAGTCCCACGATGCGGTCGTTGGCGATGTAGGCGATGGTCAGGTCGGTCCAGAATGGGAGCAGGTGGTGCTCGCACAGCGACCAGACACGAATGCCCGACACGGCCACCATCTGGTCTACCTGCACCACGTCGAACGACGTTCCCAGGTTGCCGGGGTCGTAGTCGATGAACTCGGCCCACAGGCGGCCCACCCTCGCCGGGGTATCGACCAGGCCCGCCCTGTCTGGGTCTTCTCCCACAGCCCGCAGAAGCGCCCTTACGGCGAAAACAATCTGGTTCTGGTCTACCTGTGTCATACGCCCCTCTTGTCGCCGTGGAGCAGCACCTGGTGGCGCAGAGTCAGGTTCCAGCCCCGGTCCAATACCGCCTGTTCCAAGCGTCGGGCCCTGCTCATAATCTGCTGCCCGGTGGTGCCCTGCGGCATGACCCACACCGAGCTATTTCGCAAGTCCATGGCCTTCTGCAGCACAGCCACTTCGTCTAGCTCGCCGGGCGACTCCACCACCGCCTTGAGCACCACCTGCTTCCCCAGATACCGGATGGCGCCGAAGGTGCCCAACACGTCGAGCTTGATGCGCCGCTTGTCGGCCACCCCGGCGTTCATCAGCTTCGGAGACACCACCCACGAATCGACCATCTGCTGCAACTCTCGAGACGGGGCGTAGGTGCCGTTCGTCTCCACAGCCACCGCCCGCTTCGGGTCGAGGTATCCGAGCAGAATGGCCAGCCCCTCGTCTTGCAATAGCGGCTCGCCACCTGTGACGACCAGGCCAGCGCCGGGCGACTTGGCTTGCAGTATCTGCACCGCTTCGGCCACCAGCTCTATCGGCTCTTTGTGCCGTTCGGCTGTGCGGTCGTAACGCTTCCAGTCCCAGGCGTAAGGCGTGTCGCACCAAGAGCAGTCGAGGTTGCAACCTGCCAGGCGCAGGAACACGAACGGGCGCCCGGCGTCGGGGCCTTCGCCCTGCAGCACCGGGCCGTAGACCTCGTTGGTGAACAACCTGCCCGTCATCGTCGGCCCGCCTTTCGCTGCCGGTCGTAGTCGTCGAGGAACGTCATCGCCTTCCAGATGTAGGGCACCAGCCCAATCGTCCCCAATATCACTACGACCAGCCACGCCAGCTTGAACCAGTCCCAGGCGCTCACGCGGTCCACACCAGCGGCGCCGGATGGGGGCTGTAGGCGGCCATCGTGCCCGGCGTCTCCTGCACCACCATCGTATGGAGCAGCGACCCGCCGTTCGGGGTGACGCCTTCCAAGATTTCGTACGCTATCTGCCACAGCCGCTGCGCCAGGTTCTCGGCGGTCGGCAGGCCCCACCCCTGCTTCTCGAAGTAGTCGTTGAGGTCGAGCTTTCCGTGGTCGAGGTTGGTGTCAATCCACTTGCGGAATTTGGCCAGGTCGCCGTAGTCGAGTACGAACCCGTTGCTGTCCGGCTCGCTGCAGGTGAGCACCGCCGTCACCGTGAAGTTGTGTCCATGGACGTTGCGGCAGGGGTGCCCGTGCGGCAGCTGCGGCAGGTGGTGCGCCGCAGAGAACCGGAACGTCTTTGCGATTACGTACGTCACGACAGCTGCCAGGTGCAGGTGAATACGGGGTTGTCGTCCTTGGCCTTCTCGGTAATCGAGCGGCAGGTGAATAGGTGCCCGCCCAGCTTGAACGTGTCTCCGATGTTCGGCAACTCGTCCTCCTTTGTGAAAACGTCGTTAAGGGTGCCTGTGAGCATGTCTACCTGCCGCACCAGCGGCTCGGGCATTCCTGTCAGTTCTTCCGGTTCGGTCATGTTCGTCTCTCCTTCGCGTATCGGTTGATGAGGTTGCGCTGGTTCTCGGCCAGGCGACCCTTCATCAGATTCTGTTTCTCGCGCTTCTCGACCAGGTACCGCAGCGGCGCCAGCATGTCGGTGTCGGGCCACAGGTCGGTCCTGTTCTCCTTCCACGCCAGCCACCGCATCGCGCAGCTGGTGCACCTGCGGCAGTGACGGCCTCCCACGGGCGACGTGCACGACAGCGTCTTGCGGTACTCGGCGTCCATATCGGCCCGCTGCCACAGCGCCACCTGGTCGCCTTTCGTCAGCCCTATGAGCGGCGACTGCACGGTGAAGTCCAGGCCGACTTCGGCCAGGTCGACGTTCATGCGGTGCACGAACCAGAACGACTTGTCGCCACCCCGCCACGTCGTCTCGCCCGGGTCGCCGCCGTTGCCGAACCAGATATGGCCCCACCATCCCTGTCGGGCGGCCCACTCTGCGATGGCGGCCATGATGACGCCGTTGCGGGCCAGGTCGATGACGCCGTGCTTCACATAGTCGGTGGGGAGTTCGATGACGGCGGGCGGTGCTTCAAGCAGGTCCACGGCCAGGTACCGTTCGATATCCGAGTAGGCGGCGCCGGTGTCCACGTAGACGGGCACCACCGGCAGCCCGGCGTCGTATCCCATCCACGCCAGCGTCGTCGAGTCCATGCCACCCGACCAGGGCACCAGCACCCGAAACGTCCCATCCTGCGCCGCCTCGTACCCCTGCACTTCGGTGATATCGGCCACCTCGCGGGCCAGGAACGACTCGGTATCTCGGCCCTCCGCAACGTCGATATAGCGGTCCAATAGTGTGCTCATCTTGTCTCGTCCTTTCCTCTGCCGGCCAGAATTTTCGACGCCTCGGCCACGGCCTTCATGGCGAACGGGGCGCCGTCCACCAGGTACATCTTGAAGTCGGGCCGGTGCCGTTGCACCGCCTGCTCAAATGCGAGCCAGGCGTAGGCGTTGACCATTGCGACGTACTTGTAATCGCCAAGCTCGTTCGGGTCGAACCCGGCGTCTCGCACCAGGCGCACAGCCTCGGGGTAGCGACGTGGCTGGTCTTTCTTGGCCCGCAATAGCTCCCGCCCTGTCCAGACAGTCAGCACCCCGTAACGGTGCCCGCTGCCCCAGCTACTGGAATCCACCGAACGCCACGGCGCCGCCAGAAGCAGGCCGACTCGGGTCATGCCAAGACCGTGCAGCACCGCCCGGCCCGCCGTCAGTTGGAAGCACCGGGCAATCCACGGTTCGGTACCCGACTTGGACCCGGCGTGCACCATCCCGCCGAGGGCCAGGTAGTCGTATCGGTCGGCCATCTCCTGCAGGTACGACCAGGGTTCGCCGCCGTGAAATACCGGCAGCGTTTCGACGCCGAGCTTCGCAAGCTCGTCGTGGTTCTGCTCGGACGCCACGGGGTCAAATATGACGTCGAGGTTGATGGCGTACTGCCAGGCGTCGGCGTCGGCGGTGAGCCAGTCGGCGTAGTCGGAGGGGGTGATTTCGGTGCCGAGGTTGCGGGCCTGCACCGCACCCGAATCGACCATGAGCGTCGGCCAGGTGGTGCGGTCGTCTCCGAACAGTTCGGCCATCGTTTCGGCCAGCGGCTTCCCCGCCCAGATGCCGTAAGACAGAAGCACGTTCACAAGAGGCCCCCAGCCTCCATGAGCGCCCGTAGCGCATCGTGATTCACGCCTTCGTGCTCGGCGGCGACGAAGGTAATCCACGGCTCGTACAGGTCGGGTGGGAGGGTGATGCGGGCCACCGGCCAGAAGGCGGCGGGGTCGGGGTCGGCACCGTACTTGTCGGCCAGGTCGTCGGCGGTGAGCGGCGCAGCGAACAGGGCCTGCAAGTCGTCGGCGTGAGCGACGGTCCAGCCGGTGCCCTGCAGGGTGCCCATCTCGTCAAGTAGCTTCGCAAGCTCTGCTTCGTCGTACCCGGCCCGGTCCGACGTTTCGTTGTCCACCAGGAGGATGCGCAGGGCCTGGTCGTCGTCAACGTCTACGTACACCACCCCCACCTGTTCGTCACCTGCGGCCTGTAGCTGCGCCCACAGGCCATTCCCGGCCAGGACGTGCCCCGTTGTGCGCTGGACGACGATGGGGGCGTACTGCCCGTGCACGTCGAGCGACTCGGCAACCTGCGCGGCGCTGGTGTGCACGCGCACGTTTCGGGGGTGGGGCTGTACGGCGTCGATGGGGACGTAGACAAGTTCGAGGTTGTCTTGGCGTTTCATCGTGTGCCTGGCAGGTGGGGCATCGCGCTCCTAGTGGCTGGTGGCAGGGTGCATCTTAGGTGTTTCCCCGTAACGGTGGGGCACACCCCTTTAGGGGGGTGTGTGCCCCCCTCCCGTAACGCGGGGCGTAACGAAAGGGTGTAACGGGGCGTTACGCCTTGTCCTGTAAGGGTTTCTGGCGTAACGTAACGGCGCCGCGTTGCGGTGTTCATTGTGGCGGCCCGTAACGGCCATCTACGGCCCGTTCCACCAGGCCCCGGTCGGCTAGTTTCGCCAGCTGCGCGCGCACGCTGGCAGGGGGCACACCCGACACGTTCGCAAGCTCGCCGGGCATCGACGGCCCCACCCTCTTGATGGCGTCGAGTATGCGCATCTGCTGCGGCGACGGCCCCTGCGGCCCACCCTCGGGGCGAGGCTCTAGGTTGACGTTGTTCGGGTTCACGCCATTCGCCGCCATCGCCATGAGGGCGTCGGGATCCTCGTCGGTGCCGTTGTGCGCATCCCACGTCCACGCCAGGCGCTTCCCGGCGCGCCCGGTGGCGTTGTCCTTGAAGCAGTCCCACCGCACCGTATCGTCGTCGTCGGCCCGTTCGACGTTCCACGCCACCCGCACCCGAGCCTCATGCATCACCGACCCGAAGAAGCGGGCGTTGCGCTCCCGGCCCGCCTGCGCGCTCTTGTGGGCAATGACGAAGGCTGGCACCCCCAGCACCCGAATAGCGTCCCAGAACAGGTTGGCCCGTTCGTCGTCTATGAGGGTGCCGCCGATGCCAGCCGACAGCGAATCCACCACGACGCCCCGGTACCCCCGTTCGGCAATCTCGTCGGCAAGGTCGGCGGCGGCGTCCACCAGCGGCGTCCGCATCTCCCGATAGGGCAGCCACGGCCTGAGTTCGATACCGGCGCCGAAGCACAGGGCGCGCAGCCGGGCGGCGAACGTCGAATGGTCGCCCTCCCAGTCCAGGTAGAGCACTTCTTCTGGCTCTGCCGGTGGCCTGGTATTCCCCTTCAACACTTCCTGCCCGGTGGCCATCGACAGGGCGATGGCCTGGCCCGTCCACGACTTGAAGCTGCCCGGCGCTGCGGCGATGCCGGTGCTGCCCACGGCGGGCCATATCGGGTACAAGAGCCAGTCCACTTTCGATGACGCCTTCTCGGGGTCGGGTCGGGTGGTGGGGCGCTGCTCCCGGTACACGTTCCACAGGTCGGTAACGATGGCGTCTACCAGCTTGCGAAGCACGTCCCGGTCGTCGCCCCTGCCGCTACCCCGCAGCAGACCGTCGCGGGCGCTGGCCGACAAGAGGTTGATTCTGGTGGGCGGCACCACCACCACCGGTTCGCCCTCGGCCGCGACGCTGGTGATATGCAGAATGGTGTCGATGGCGTTGCGGGATGCCCTGGTCGGCCACCGGGCCTCCACCCGCAGGTGCCGCGCCTCGTATTCGATGGACAGCCCGGCGACGGCCAGACGACTGTCCCACACCGTCACGCCATCACCCCGTTCTCCCACAGGTCGAACATCTGCCGGGTCGCTTCGCCGGTGAGTTGCCGGTCGCGCAGCGGCGCGTCGGGGTCGCCAGGTTTCAAGAAAGGCTCGAGGTCCTCGACGGTGGCAGCCCGCAGGGCGTTCCGTAGGCGCCGGTGAACGGGGTTGAGCGTAGGTGGGGGGGCCTGGCCGAAGCGGGCCAGGTAGACGCCGTAGCGTTGCTCTGCGGGGCCATTGCCGGGGTCGGTGCACCAGTCAAGTAGGTCGCTGTCGTTCAGTACAGCGGGGGGCAGGGTGGGCATCGGCGTCCTTTCGTAGCGGGCAGGTACGGCGCACCAGCCTGGCACAACCGGCGCCGTATTTCAGGCGTTCACACGAATCGCCCACCAGGCCAGGCCCGGTGGGCGATTTCACGTCGGCTGTTCCTACACCAGAAGCGTCAAAGAATGCGCTGTGCGGCGACCTG